TCGTGCTCCTGCGTACCTGCCGAATATCACCCAGTCACCTTCTTGACACCATGCACCTCCAGGATATCTATCCTTATCAGCGTATGCGTCTGGACCAAGTGCTACTACGTATCCTACATTAGTGGCTATACGTTCTTTCTCTAATGTTTCATTAGCTAAATATAAACCACCCTTAGTCTTTTGTTTTCTACTGAAAGGTAAGACTAATAACCTGTAGCCTGTTGGGGTTGGAAGTTGTTCTTTTAGACTACTGTCTTCTTGAACACTGTCAGGGGTAAATTTTAAATCCTCTTTAACTTCTGTTGGTTCTTTCTCAAAACGATCAACAGTTTTAGGAAGAGGTTCTCCGCCTTTACCAAAAGCTTCAACTTTTTTATTCATCTTCTATATCCTTATGCAGGTCGCTAATTAAAAACTCCGTAAACGACAGACCTGATATTTCGCCTACGACTTTTTGATAATCGTCAAAGTTTTGAATACTACCACTCGCTAGAGTTTGAGTTAGTTGTTCTTTTCTTTCTTTTATCTGTTTCTTTAATTTATCTATCAGCATCCCCAATCCCTTCGTGCCCAGTAATTAGCTTTAGTTCTATCACTTCCTAAACTTTTGCTCCGTGCACAATAAGATTCTTTACGCTGTTTATTTTCTTTGTGCATACCAAGTTTAGCATCACCAAAAGTGATTCGTTTAACTCTGCCTGTTGATGGATCTTTAACAAAAACTTCTTTACGTTTTTTACCATGTCCAGGACTCCCTTTAGGTATGGGTCTGGGAGTATTTAATTTAACTTTTTTGCCTTTATATTCTGCCATGTTACAAAATTATAACTTAATTTCTGTAATACACAATTTTTAAGGATTTTCTATATATAAAATATCTAGTCCTGCTGAAATTGCAATATTAGCATTTGAAGAGCTACCAATAGCCCTTACTTCAATATCTGTTTTTTCCTCAAACTTTAAAGGGAAATTATATTTTTGCGTTACTGTATCTAAAACGGTTGTAAATTTATCTTTTATATTAAAGACACCACCCTCAGGTCTAGCAAGAACTGTCACTATTCCGTATTTATTATTGGCTTCTGTTGCTACGGTTATATGAGTTTCGTATAGATAAGCTGTATATCCTGCTGGTACTGTCCAAAGTGCCATAAGTGTTTGATTGTCACCTATAGCTACAGTTGCATATTTATTAGTAGGTACTCCACTTGAAGGAGTAGCCTCAGTTCCTACATATAAAACACCAGCATTAGCTCCACCGCTTCCTGCTGACATAACCTGTATTCTGTTTACTCTTATCCAATTACTGGCGTCACCAAGTTGAACAGCATCTTGTCCGTCTAAGTCTACAGTAACTGATATTTCATTATAGTTAGCGTCAAGACCTGAAACTTTTGCACTTGTAGCTCCTGTATCTCCAACGTCATCATTTGTAGATGAGCTTGATATATAAAGAGTAGATGCAGAAGATAGATAGGTGTATAAGCCACCCTGTGCCCAAATAGTTTCAAGTGAATTAACTACTAAAGGATTAAAACCAAATTTAAAATTAGTTTTATGGTATGATATCTGTCCTCTTGCAACTTGTAGTTCAAAAGGTTCTGTTTTACCAACTCTTGATATTGAGGACTTTTCTGCCATTAGCTTAGTTTAGTTACTTTGTGTTTAGAAGCTATACCGTTACCTTTACACATAACTGTGTCGCTACCGCCACCTCTACTCATCATTTTAAAATCTTCACCAGATATTTTACCGTCTTTGTTTTTATCTAGTTTAGTTTGACCACCAATTAAACCACCGTCTTTTTTACCTTGTGCTGCTTTTATTTGAGCTTCGGTGGGTGCACCTTTTTCACCTTTTTTACGCATACGTTCACCTGAGCCTCTTTCTATACGCTCACGTTTAGCATGGATGTTAGCCCATAGTCCTGGTCTTTTAGCCATAACTACTCCTTCCCACTCCAACTAGCGTTGTGTCTTGTGCCTTGAGTTGCTTTACCTGTACCTTGAGTTTTAACTTTCCCTTGACCAAATACTTTTTTGAATAAAATATCTTTTACTCGTACTGGACCGTCAGCTAAGTTAATTCTATTAGGACCTTTTACGTTTACTTTTTTCATAGTTATTTCCTTTGTTTAGCTTTACCGCCACGCTTCATGGCTTTCTTTTTCTTTTTACCTTTAGCCATCATCTCACCGCCACACATCGCTCGTCTACGGTTAGCATTGCCTGCTGGTATTTTCATTTTTCCTCTTTGTTGTCCTGGCATTTTAAATTCCTCTATTTTGGTTGTCTGAGTTTCTAACATCTCTTAGTAACTCGGCGTAAGTTTTACGGATGCTCTCTTTTTCTTTCATTAGAGCTTCCTCCCTATCTTGAGCTATCTTCATTTCTGCGATAGCTTCGTTTGATTCTATTTTAGCTAAATCTACTTGAGATTTTAAGGCATCAGACTGTGCTTTTTGTGCTATTTCCTGTTGTTTTAATTCAACTATAGGATTAGTTTGAGCTTGAGCTTGTGCCTGAGCCATAGCCTGAGCTTGACCAGTCACCACTTGAGTAGCTTGAGCTGCAAGTAGAGCTAACTCATTCATAACTTCTGGTGGTATTTGATTACCAAGTTCTGGTAGTTGTTGCCCTAGTACTTGTTCTATTTGTTGCTTATACAACATAGCTTGGTGCTCTTGTATGTTTGCACCTATAGCTAATTGTGCTGTTTGATTTTGAGCTACCATAGGATTCTGTAAGAAAGAACTATGTGCAGCAATATAAGCATCATGATTTTGGAACTCAAACGCCTTAATAGGTTGTCCTGTCATGGCTGCTTGTTGTTCGCTGATTGGGTCACGAGGTGGTATTTCTTGTACAGGCGGAAGTATACCGTCTATATCTTTTACTTCTAGTGCTTCGTACATACGTTTATAGGCTTCTCGTAAATCATGTATTTGCGGTGCTGCCTGTGCCATTTGTAGTTCTTGTTGAGCCAACATTACCCTTTGAGCCATGCTAAAAATATTAGGGTCACTAACAGGGATAATATCTACTCTATCGTCAAAGTCTGTTATTTTTATTTCCCTACTGGCTCCTGGAACATCATAAGGATAAACAGGAGGTAAGCTACGAGAGAAAATTTTAGCTAAAAGTCTAAATTCTTTCTTTTGAGCAAAGTGTAGACGCTTGTGTATAGCTGACATCACCTTAGTACCACGTTCTAACATGGCTACTGTAGTGCCTACAGGTAGTTGTTGACTACCAATATCACCTACTTGCATGTCTGCAATACTAGCAAACCTTCTACCAGAGTCAATTATGACACCTAATAGCTGAGTTAGTACACTACTAGGCTCTTTATAAGGTAAGGGCATCAATGCATCACGGATTGTGCCTCCTGGAACGTCAACATCCCTAAATTCACCAGGACGTAAAGGTTCGTCTTCACCTTGTACCCTCATGCCACGTGCTTTAAAGCCAGCAGGTAGGTTACTTAGTGTTCCAGCATCAATTAATTGACGTAAAATTGATGTAGCGGACTTAGTAAGCCCTCCAATCATGTGAATTAAGCCAAAACCGTAAAACCCAAGTCCTGGAAGGAACTTATAGTGTACAAAATACTCTTTTTTACGGAATAATTCGTCACCTTGTTCCCAATTACGTCGGATTGAGAGTATTTCATCGCTATCTTCTAGGATAGTTACGATGTATGGCACCGCAAAACCGTAATTATCTATGTCTGGGAGCTCTAAATTGACGTGTAGCTCTAAAACTGAGTACTCATTATAGTCTGCTAAAGGTGGTTGAATGCCTTGTAGCTCATCAATTTTTTCTTTTGCTTCGTTATACTCTAAATCTACCCCTGCTTCACCAATTTGTACGTCTCTATACGTACCGTTCATTTGTAATTTCTTTAAATCGTTACCAGTCATACTGATAACATGGGTAAATCTAGGACTAGTTTCTAAATCTGTGGTTTCATAAGCTACTACTAAGTCTTCAGCTTTAACTAGCCTACTGGTAGCTCTACCTAATAGGTTGTCATAATAAACTTTTTTGAATGCACTGCCAGCTAAAGGTAGATAAAATAGTAAACTGTCCATCTCTGGGTCATATTCTTGCATGACCTCAGTGATTTGGTAGTTCATAAATTCTTTAACACGTTGACTTTGATCCATTGCTTCTGGGCTTTCGTTACCCATGACACGTGTTTTTACTGGACCACCACTAGGCAATAATTCTTTATAGGCTTGAGCCTGAAATTGTGTAACTGCCTCACTTAGTAGAGGGTGGTGTACACCTGTAGCTCCAGGGAAAGGTTCTTCCCTCTCCTCAGTTTTTATGCCTAGTAGTTCTAAACCTTTAGTAAATACATCAAGCCAGTCTTTACGTGAATCTTTATCTTGCTCAAAAGCGTCAACCAGTTCACTGGCTAAAGTTTGTAAAGATGAAGGATCAATAACTTCTGCTAAATTAACTTGATGTTCAGTAACTATTATTTCTTCCTCTTCAAATAAAGGAACTAAGTTACCAGACGGATCCACTTCAAAAGCTGTAGTCTGCTCACCTTGTATGTCCATCTCCTCAGGAAGTTCTACTTCTAGAGTTTCCTCAATTTGATTTTGGAGTTCTTGCGGTAAGCCACCTTCTTGGAGATTTTGTCTTTCTATTGCCATGGGTTAATAATAACTTATTTTTCGTTTGGGATATAGCTCTTCGTCTTCATAGTCACTAGGTAGTTTTACAAAACCACCTTGCCTAAAACGTAGTAATGCTTGTGTGGTTGAGTCTACTAGGTCATCGTGATCACCAGCAGGAAACATCGCACATTCTTCTATTACTTCATTTGCCCACTTAGTATCAGGTGCCCAAACCATTCCTGACTCAAACAAAGGTGCACTTGCGTTTACTCTAGCTACCTTATCATTTCCTTTGCTGGGAGTAAAGTTCTGTACAGGTATACCAATGTTACGTAGTTCTTGAGTTAAGGGCATACCACTGGCTTTACCTTCTATAATAGTTACGTCAGGTTGCCACTCATGATATTGTTCTAGGGCTATAGCTTTTAATTCAGGAAAGCTATACCTACCTTTTATAGCGTCTAATAAAATAATGTGAGGGGCTGTGCCGTCATAGAAGTGTTCCCCTATACTGCCTTCTGGATAAAAAACTCCCCAAGTAGTAATAGCTGAATAGTCAGCCATCTCACGTTTTAAAAATGCAGTATCGTAACTTTGTATTAAGTATTCGCAACGTGGGGGTTTATCACTAGTCCACTCTTGCCACCATTCACGTTTTAATAGAGCACCTTCTTCTGAACTTGGATTCTGCATGTATTGAGCATGCCACTTAGGACCACCTCTTAGCGTAGCTTGTACACTTTCTAGTTCTTCCTTTGACCAATATTCTGGCCATAGAGGGTCGCCACTTGGTAATATAGCAGGAAGTTCTATAACTTCCCATTGATCCGCTTTAGGATCACGAGCCATATCTTTTAAAAGTTTACCTGTTAAATCGTTCACGTTCCAACGTGTCATAACTATAACGATGCTCCCTCCTGGCTGTAACCTTTGCCTTGGACCAGAGGTGTACCAATCATACGTGTCTTCCATGGACTTTGGGTTCATAGCATCTTGTTCTGAATGAGGGTCATCAATAATAAATAAGTCCGCACCACGTCCCGCTAACGCACCTCCTACACCAGCAGCATAGTACTCGCCCTTTCGTTTTGGGTCACGCTTGTCTTGAGTTTCCCATTTACCTGCTGCTTTTGAGTCTGGGTTAATGAGTACATCAGGAAATATTTTTTGAAAGTCTTCCGTTAACATTAAGTCCCTAATCTTTCTACCAAACTTTACAGCCAAGTCTGCGGTGTGCGTGGCTTGTAGTATTTTTAAACTAGGGTTACGTCCTACTAAATAAGCAGGAAAGTAATGAGAAGCAAACTCACTTTTCGTGTGCCTTGGTGGCATGTTAATAATTAGTCTTTTTATTTTGCCTTGGGCTATGCGGTCAAAAGCGTCAGCCATTTTAGCATGGTGTGCACCAGCAATAAACTGTGGCCATTGAGTTTTAACAAAGTCTAAAAAATTACCTTGAGCAGTTTCAACACGTTGTATTTCTGCTAACCTTTCGGTCAGTTCTAAATGTTCCTTGAGGACATCCTCAGGAAGTTGTTCTAGTAGTTCTTTTTTCAATATCTAAGAGGCATTAAAGTAGCCAGTCCACCACGGTTAAGTTTTAAAGTAGAAAGTGCATCTTTTAATTCATCGGTTAATTCTATTTTATAAAATTCTTGATTGTTTGCATCTGTAAAGGGTTCTGCGTTTAGTTTTACACCGTAGTCACGCTCTATAGCGTTTAAACCTTTTTCCGTAAACTTTTTATATTTCTTAGCCATCTCAGTTGCACCTTTGCTGGGTTGCATTTTAGCTTCAAAGTCTATAGGTATCCTTTCGCCATCTGATTCAAATTCAGCTATCCTAACTGCTTCTGGTGTGCTTAGTGTTTCGCCTCTTTGTCTAGCTACAGCGTAATCATTAACTGGGAACCAGACTTCATCCACCCCTGAGTTAGCTGCATCTTGTAGGGAAGTTTTCATGTGGACGTTGAACCACTCATTAAATAATGGTAGCTTTTTAGGATCGTAGTTTTCTACTGCCATTCCCATTTCACTTTGTAAGTTCCTTATAAAATTTTCTTTAACTTCTTGTCTTCTTATATTCATGGTATTGGCTTGTTCTAATGAAAAAGAACTACCTGAAGCGTTTATTTCTTTTAAATTTTTTATGTTTAATTCAGAGTAGTCTCTTATAAAATTTCTATAATCACTTCTCATTTCTTCTGTGGGTATAACATCATACTCAACGGTATCAAAATATTTTTGTAGTTGGTTGTCTATTTCTGCGTCTGGTATGTCATTTATTTGTTTTTCTAGATTTCTTATAAAATTTTCTCCTTCAATAGGAGTGCCTCTAAATCCTCTCGCTATACCAGGATCTCGGCTCAGTATTGTGGCATCAAGAGTTCCCACATTGTTGCCCACTATGTTATTATCTACTAAAATATCGAGGATAGGTTCTTCTGCATCTATAACAATGTCGTCTACTACTGCTTCTAGTCCCATGTCTAGGTCTTCGCTAAAGTTGTAAGGTACGTCTTCTGCTTTTTCAAACATTCTATATGCGCCTGATTGACCTTCCGCAGGAATGCTTACTATTTTACCGTCAATGTTGTAGGTGTATTGACGTGAATGAAATACTTTATTTCGGCTAGGAGTTCTATTAGCCATAAACCCCTGACTCACTTCTGGATGGGTCGTATTAGTAATATTATAAGTTTGTCCTTCTTTAGTGGGGTTTATATAGAAAGATTTGTGTTCATAGTCTATAGGAGCTTTACGTGCCTGTGCTTCTGTAATTGTGGTGGGGTTGTTGTATTTAGGTATAAAAGGCGAGTTATATACATATTCAGCTTCACGAATATTATTAGTTAAGGCAGGTAATTCTTCATACTTAGCTTTGTATTCTGTAAATCTTGGCTTGTTGTCTGCTATGTCGTTTAGTAGTTCTCTTGTGGTAACCTTACCTTTAGCTTTAAGTTCTGGGCTAACGTAAAGGTCTATCTGTTCTTTTACGTTGCGGTTGTCTCCACCATACTTACCCATTAAAGTTAACATGTTGTCTATTTCGTATGGCTTGTCTGGGTTAGGATATAACTTTTTAAACTTAGGATTATTTACTACACTCTCTTCTATGACCGTAGTAGCTGGGCGAGAGGTGTACACATTTTCGTTATTTTTTATGCCTGCTGTTATTTGAGTTTCAAAAACTGTGGGTGTGCTAGTAGGAGGAGGAAGTTTGGCTCCACCGCCCATTTCGTCTTGTGTTTTAGCACGTGTACCTCTACCTAATATTCTTGTTAGGTCGCCTGCTACACCTGCTGCCTTACCCACTACAGGTAGCATACTCATAGCGTTAAGTCCGCTAACTAAATAGTTACCTGCTGCATCTAGCTTTCTGCCTTCTTGTACAGCTAGATTACCACGTTTAGCGAACTCTGGTATTTCGTATGTGGCTAGAGCTTCGCCAGTGCCAGGTGCCACGCCATAAAGTAATTGGTCCATTAGGGGGAGTTGTTCGTACCCTTCTGTGTAGGCTTTTTCTAAATTACCTTTTTCTAGTTCACTGCTGAGCACGTTCCGTGCTGTTTGTGCTGCTTTTTGTTTTTGATAGTCTTCAAATTTAGGACGCATACCAAAAGGCAAATCGCCGAATAGTCTTATGTATTCTTGGTATTCATCCATCGTCTTTGTGTAGATTAATAAAGTATTCTGCGTCAACTAATGCTAACGGTTTACTTTTGTTTCTTTTTATTATAACTAGACTTTCCACGTTTGGGCTAGTATTACTTGAACACTGCTCATAAGCTTTCCACACGTTAACAGCTTCTTGATTTTTACACTCAATAGAATAAGGGAATATTTTTTTAGTTTGTACTCCCATAATGAGGTCTTCACCTGAGCTGCCCATGGGTCGTGATTCTATATCCTCTGGGTCCACGGACAAGAGTTCAATAAGTTTATTCCGTACCCACTGTTGTAAGCGACGACCTTTAGCTTTAGCTGAACTAGTTTTCAAAATGCTTAGAAGCTCTCAAGCAAACCGTGGCTAATAGTCCGCTGCCTATGGCAGTGGCTAGGGCTTCACCTATAACACCACCAAAGTGGCTAGGATGAATTAATAAGTCTCCTACAAAAGTTGCTACGCCTATAGAAACACCATGAAACCACAAAGCATCTTTGTAGCGTTTAAGCACAGTATACCCAATAAGCACCGCTCCTGCACCAGCAATAATTCCTGTTTGGTTAGCTTTAATCCAATGACTAAAAGTCAATGCACTTAAATTACCCTGTACCATCAAAGGAAAACAAACATAACAAGCTTGTTGCCATTTGATAAAAAAATCTTTTGCCATTTGTTTAATCATTTGTCTTAGTTAAAGATTAATAAAGCTACAGCACCACCGACAATGGCTATAAAGATTATGTAGTCTTTTAATTCGTACACCGTCTCGTAGGCTTCATTAATGTGGGGTGTGTTTTTGTCGTCTTTTTTATATTGACCTTTAGCAGTTCTTGCTCTTACTTTTTTCATTTACCTTGCCCTCTGTATTTTTTACGTCGCTGACTTTTATTGGTGCCTGCTCCGTGGCTTAAACGTGAGTTACCTATGGACGTCTTCTTTTTGACGTGCTCAATTTTTTCTTTTGTCCACTGCTTAGCCATTACGCATTAGTTTAAACTCTTTACGAGCTTTAGCCAAGTGTTCTCTATTTTGCATTATGAGCACAGGGACAAGGGTCGACGTTCCACCTTCACTGGGGTGCGACCAAAACCACTCTGCTTCAGGGTACTCGTCGGAGAGTTCGTGTGCCGTGGACTCTAGTACCTTGCGACATATCGAGGTATGAACTTTAAAAAGAATGGCAGGATACTTGTCAAGCTCTTCGTATAATTCTCTTACTAAAGGCTCTGAATAATGTAGTATCGGTATCTCTCCTGCGTCAAAGTATTTGAGACTAAAGGGGCAGACTTCGGTTATGGATTTTAGGTAGTCTCTCATATCTAAAAAAATTTTGCAAAAAATTTTAAGTAGGAGTCCCTATTCTATAGTAGTGTTGTCAAAAGTAAAGTTTATAGTAAATGACCGTCCGAATCATTGATCTGTGTGTAATCAGTTCCTTTATATGGCATAAGGGGGGTGGGGGGTGTGTCGCTCTGCGGCACTCTTGTCTTCAGTTGTGTCTCCCGAGCGTAGCGAGGGCACCCGATCCACGATCGGAGGTCTGTGTTTTCTGGTCTTCTCTTCGTCTGCTGTGCGTCGCGTAGCGACGCCTGTCCTGCGTGCGTCAGCACGCCAGATCGCGATCAGCGATCCCCTGTCCTGCGTCCGCTGTGCGGACGCTGTGGTGCGTGCGTCAGCACGCCACGTCCCATCATCCA